TCATACCCACGATAGCGTGTAGCAATCGAGGTATTGCTCATCTCAGCAGCAGTTTTAAAGATTTGGGTATATCCATAGTCATCGTCAAGACCTTCTGACCATACATCAGGAGAACCCGAACCTTCTGCGAAAGATGTTCCAATAACAGTACACTTGGTATTGGTAAGAGTAGTAGAGGCTGCACTAGCATGCTTTGAAATAGACTTTGCAGTAAAGGTAGTATCACTACCATTATCTACAGGGCCAGTTTCAACACGTGCAATGATAGTCTCAGGAGCATCAGTTGATGAATCAAATCCACCAACCGCTATAACCATGCCCTTTACTAACCAATCAACACTTGCACCACCAGATGTATCTACAGTACAAGATACGGTACTTCCAGCTGCTGGGAAATCACATGAACCCTGCAACAAGAAAGAACGATCTGTCCAAGAAACCTTAGTCCGATTCTCTAGGAAACGGAATGTAGGATCATCTGTTGGAACTTTCGCAACTTTGCTAAGATAAACAAAAAATGGAGACTCTTCTGGAGCTAAATCAGCGACTCTGTCACTGAAGTTGTACATTCTTCTGGTATCTAAACTAGCACTATCTACTGTGCTTCCACCAACAGAACCTACATTTAGTATTCCTGTATTAATAGCCATTATTATGACCTCCGTTTATTTGTTTAAGTTAAAACTTAGTTCGATCTCCAGCACCCATTATTCCATTCCACATCTTGTCCTCGTCAGACTTCCTAGTTGGCTGTGCACCTGCAATAGTGCCAGCTGGTGTAGGACTACTCTGATTTTGACGAATCTTATCGAGTGGGTTGTCATTAACAGTTTCTGGAGCTTGTGATACAGCACGCCACATTTTAAGTACATTGTCCAAGCCATATTCGGATGGATGCTTATCAGCAAATTCAAAGAAGTGTTCTACTTCCTGCTCATTTAATCCTTTAGCGATTAAATCACCACGAAGACTTGTTCTTCCTTGTTGTGCTTTAATTCCACCGACAGCTTGATCTACTGCACCATTTATGGTTTCCTGCATCTCTTGCATCCTAAATTTATAAGATGCTGATGATGGGTCATTGTAGGCTTCCCAAGGATCAAATTCATCAGGCTTTAACGTGACACGCTGTGGCTGGTTGTCTGGCTGACCTACTTCCGACATAAGGTTTTGCACCAAGTCTGGACGTGATTCCAAAAATTTACCAACTTTTTCGTATTGTTTAAGCTGTTGATTCTCAGCATAGAGTTTATCCTTCTCAGATTGGTGATACTTTGCTTGTGTCTCCCAATCTTGTGTAGAACCCTCTTCACTGTTTGTTCCCTCATCTTGCCCTACTTCTGTATTTTCGAGTTGGCCATGATTGTCTTGACTTTCGACAACAGAAGCGATTACGTCTTGTTCTTCACTTGACATTGTTTTTTATTCCTTATATTCACGATTTCTCGGATTTACGAGCCTGACTACGTTTCTTTTCCACATCTGTCACTAAACGTAATTTCTCTGATTCGAGTTTGACCGCATTAGATAATTTATCAATAGAAACTTTATTTTGGGTTTTAGAGTCATACTCTTGCTCTTTGAGCTTACCCTTGAATTTTTCAACTTCAGTTCTTTTGCGTGATTGTACTTCTGCACGATTAGCAGTTTGAAGATCACCGCTAAGACTCTTAATTTGCTCTTGAGCTTGTTGTAATTGTGCTTGTAATTGTGCAACTTGATCTGTTCTTTGAAGTACACCAGCTTTATCAAATATTTCTGTTTTCTTTAGTGCTTCCACTTTATCAATTAAACCTGCTTGGAAGGCTTCCATATATACATTCCATTCACCCCATTTATTAGATGGCATGGTGGAATTGCCAATAACACGTATATCAAATGAACCAACAGATAAATTATTCTCAATTGTCATAAGCTCTTTTGTTTTATCATCATAGAGCTTTTTATTCACTGTGTATTCATTAATATCGTTATTGGGCTGTACTATTCTAAATGTCTTTTGGAAACTATAGTGTGATTTAGCTAAGTGATAACAAACTTTGCCTAGTCGTTTTAAACTTGCCTCAACATCCCTTAATTTACTTTTACTACGTCTTTGACCAAAATCTTCCATCATCATTGTTCCAGATGATGTTCTTGGAGCTACTTCGGTATTTCCCTGTTGCATCTCAAATATTCCAATGTTTAAGTCAATGTAATGTTCCACCATCTGAGGTAACTGTAATATTGATCCAGCGAGTGGTTGTGGAGAGGGAAAGTGAGGTTCTCCAAATGAAGCGTCATATTCAATCGTTGCATTGGGATTCGCCCAATCACGTTCCAGTTCTTCTATATCTTGTACAGAACCCTGTGGTATTAGCAACTTCAAGCCTGACGATGCCTGTGCATGCGATGTAATTAAAGACATTACTTTATTTAAGAACCTCTGAAATCCCTTGTTCTTGCGAACATCACTCATCGGATAAGGAGTATTAGTCCAAATGTTTGGTACAGGTACTAATGGGAATACATTTGTATCAAGAACTTTTTCATATAAAATAACCTGCCCGACAATACATGTACATTGTATTCTTGTCTGTTGTACCTGCACGATGTCAAAAAGTCCCTTATCAAAAGCTTCTGCGGTATTTTCATCCGCTAAAAGCTTTTCAAGTCCAGCATTATCTAAAACCTTCTCTTGGCCACTACGAAGATCAATAACACGGAAAAATGGCATTTTGACTTTTCTAAAGTCTTCTATAATTCTATACTTCTCTCCAGTACTTTCCCAGTCATAATCTTTTACAATGTCGGGTGTAAATGCAGTTCCTTGCTGTCTTTTGTTGGAAGATGGATAATCTTCATCCTGAATAGATAATCCCTCGATATTGTCAATAAGTGTGTCTCCATTCTCATCTGGAACAGCGAGCATAGGATATGCGTCTAAAAGTTGTTGTTTGGTAAGTATTGTTGAAAGTTGCATACCTGATGCATCATCAAACCACTTACTTCTACTATTAGGATCAACAACGACACGGAACGGATCAACATAGGTAAACTTAACCTCACCCCTACCATAATCATCTTCAGGGTCTATATATGCATAAAAGTACCCAAGGCCAGCTACAGAGTAATCATGGACTACCTGTTTAAATACTTCATCCCCATCAGAATTATCCCACACATATTCTAAAATAGTCTTCCAAACATTAGCAAGCCTAACATCAGAATCCTCTCTGCCTACGGCAGAAAATTTTGGGGGCTTAGAAGTGATAATTGCTTTAAACTGCTCAATGGCTGCATACAGTCTATCAATGGGTAAACCCATTTGATTTCTCTCAGCAAGCTCGTTTGCCTCTTCATCTGTAAAATGATTGCCGAGATAGAAATCTATGTCTTCTCTCGCCTGCTCATCCCAGGACTTACGGGCATCAAACCAACGTTGATACCGCTCTTTTATCTCTTCTGCTCTTTTATCTTGTTCTATCATGTAGTAAATTTACTGTAAAGTTAGTATTGAATGCAAATCATGTGCGTTTGCCTGTTATCCAATTATATGCCTTACGTGCTTTCATGTAAGTGCCATCTTTCTGTTTATCTTTCTTTTTCTTGCCTGCCTTGGGATTTCCCTTGGCAAACTGTGTTGCTAGCCAAAAAGCGTCAATTGTGTCGTCATGTGAACCTTTTGGAAAATCAAGCAGCTCGCCAATAAACTCATGATGTAGTTTTTTAAGATGTACAGCCCCAGCTTTGAACATTGGTTGCAATCCTTCAAATAATCTGTCTTTTTTCTTCTGGGTATACCCTTTAATACCCTGTTCAATACCTGGAACGAAAAGCCCCTCTTTTTTACTACGCTTTTGAACATAGTCTCTAAGCATTTCCTGATATGCAATAGTTTCTATATTTACCCTTCTAACAGGGTTATACCTTTTAAGTATCTCAAAAATCTTGTCAGCACATTCCATTGGGAGGACTCGCTCACGCCAATACTCAATAACATAGTAATCATACTCTGAAGTGACACCAAGAACCATGATGACACTATAATCATTCCTACTAGCAACAGTTGAAGCGGGATCGACACCAATATATATGTTAACATACTCAGTGTGTCCGTCATCAAATTTAATGTACCAGCTATCTGACGCTTCTTCAAATCTAATATTCCCCCTGTAAAGTGCTTCGTTAATATCTTCCTCAGCAAAAATCTGATCTTCTGGTGATTTTGCTTGATTCATATACTCCTGATAGAACTTAGCAGGAGTGCCACTATCAATGTAAAACTGCTTACGATCTTCTAATTTCGATAATGGCCAGCGAGATGGCCAAATAGATGCACCATCTTCAATTGCTTTTTTGGTGTAGACTTCCCAAGAATATGCTTCCCCACTCTTGCGAGCATCCCTCCAACCCGTAACGAGTCCATTTAAGAAAGAATCCCAGTGAACAATAGTACCATTACACCAAAGAAAGCCATTCTTATCGAAGTCGATTGCTGGAAACACAGCTGCTGTTACCCAGTTCTTGATTTGTTGTCTTGCATCGGGTGTTTTCGTATTTAGCTCTGATTCAAAGTCATCAAGCACCATTCCTGTAAATCTAGTCGAAAGTTGCTTTTTACCCCTTAAACGCTGATTTGCACCCTTTGCAATCATTCTACAGCCATTAGTTAGCGTAAACTCGGCTTTCGTCCATTTGTTCCCTTGAAGGTCTCCAAAATAGTAATCTATAGCTGGATTTAGCTCAATATGACTCATAACCCAGTTTAAGTTATCAATTGCCTGATCTTGTGCTTCACCAATCCAGGCTATAAATTCAGGCTTATCTTTCTCTGCGAACAAGAAACGATGTAAGATTGCAGTTGATGCTAAGGTAGATTTAGCATGGTCACGTGGCAATACTAACCCTAACTGCTGTATTTTCTTATCTAAAAGTAACTTCCCCACCTCTACATGAAAATCAGGTGTTGTAGAAGCGAGGAAGTCTTGAGGAGAGAAAAGTTTCCCAAATACAATTAAATCACTGTGAGCATTAGCTAATAACTGCTCATTTCTACTCACATCACCATGCAGGTTTAAATTAGCCAATTAGTTTCTAATGTGCTCCATTGTAAGTGAAATATAGGCATGTACAAGCTCAGTCATGTATTTTAGGTCTGTCCACATACAAAACATAAAATATACTGTAACAGACATCCATACAAACATTAAAAGTTTTCCTAGATCACTCTTCATCGTTTATTGTAATATGTTCGCATGGAACGTCCTCACAGTCATAATTATTAAAATGCCCAACGTGAAAGTGATCTATATCACAATATTTAGGACAAAATCCATATCCTACGATTCTAACCATTAAAGTGTCTCCTGTAGTACCAAGCGGATAAGGCTTCGGTTTTTCCCTGTCTACCTCTAGAGCTAAAAAGCCAGCAACTAAACAGAGATATATAGTTGTTATAAGATTCACTTCTTACCAAATACATAAGCTCCTATGTTTAAACATCCGAGTATAAATATGAATAATGCACCGCCTATATGCCATAAGTAGAGGTTGTAAAGCCCCACAAACAGGTTGATTAAGCGAGCAGCATCCCTTTTTGTCACTTGAGTTCAAAATGAGGAAAGTCATCGAAGCGGTTGTCTACAACTTGAAAGTCCTGATCCCAGTCACCGCCCCAGCGTAAGTTAATATTCATCTGACTAGCAACGCCAATAACAAAACCAGCAAACAGTGTTTGCCTCTCTCGATCCTTCCAGTCAACAGGATAGGGCGTAACATCAACAGCCGAAGAAGGCTGACGATTATGTCGCCCATTTGGATACTTTACCTTCGTCTTTCCCTCTTCATACAGCTTGTTTTGTCTATCCTTTTCCCTATGACCCTCCAATACCGAGCAATCAACGTGCTTAATCACTTCATTAAATACTTTTTGCAGCTTACTGTCGCAAGTATTTAGTCTCTCCTTAGATTTTTTGCCGAAATATGGCATTATGCCTCTCCCCTTATGTTACCTTCACCTAAAAATTTTGTTAAATGGTCATCAATATCAAACTCAGAGCTGCAATGCGGACACATCCAGCCTATAACATCGTCAAAATCACCAATAAGACCAACTCTTTGGGTAAATTCGCTATTTAAGTGTAGTTCCTTGCTACAGATTGGACAAGGATCAACAGTTTCCTTCTTTTTAGTCGTCTTTGTCTTTTTCTGCATGTGCGATAAGTTCTGGTTCTCCATGTTTTTTAACCTCCTCTAGCTGCTCAGGCGAAAAACCTGCCCAAATTGTTACTTGCTCTGATTTTTTCTCTCCAAGGTCAAATAAACCTGCAATCTTTGATAAGCTATCAAGCGATCTTAATTTTGCATTATCATTTTCAGCTAAGTCAGCAATTGTTTTGTATCTCTCAATCAGCCAATTAGGTGTAACACCTTCTTCATTTAGAATTTCTTCTATCTGCTTGTCTATCATTTTTCTAATTGTCTCCGTTTTTAGAAGTTTATCAGTCCGATTCTTTATGTAGTTTGAACTCCTTGCATCTGGATACGCCCTCTTGTAAGCTTCAATAGCACCTAAACCACCAGCAACGTACTTAGCAAATAGAAGTTCTCTAGAATTACGATCTCTTTCATTGAAGTCCTTCTGGCTAACGTTTGTACCAGAAAATGTGTAAATGTTCTCTGCAATACCATCTTCGCCAAGCATCTCTTTCTTTTTGTCTCTTGCAAGATATGTACCACAAACAGTACGAACACATGTTACAGACCGATTTTTCTCCTTTATTTTTGATTTGCGCAGGATTTGACACACAAAGCCATCATCTGTATAAACCCATTCTCCCTCATCTCCGTGACGCCAGTTATGGCGAACAACCCCATCGGGGAAGTATACAGCAAATTCTTGCTCATTATCATACAGGTAATGTTTTGTGTTTTTTATTTCTTTGAAATCCATGTGGTAATATACATCAGTTTGTGGTTAATTTGCAAATTCCTGTAAAATTCCCTATAATATATAATATAATATATAATACATAATATATAATAAAGTTCCTTTATAATAATATATTGCTGTAGAATGTGTGTCAGAAGACACAAAAGTTGAAAATTTTGAAAAATTACATTAGAATGAGTGTGAGGGTTTATTTATCTACCCACCCCCGTTGAAATGTCTTCGTAGGGGTTGTAATAAGGTTGTTTTTTAGGTTTCATTATAATATTAGATGAATTTCTCCGCATATTTGAGGAAAGGCAACGCCATTACATAGCAT